CCCCTACCCACCCCAGGTAACCCCTTAAAATGACGGCATCCCCCCCATACTGGGGGCGGAACCCCCGTCAAAAAGGGGGGCTACTTCTGAATATGACGGTACCCCCCACCGGGGTGACGCCGACAGTGGCGCAACACACACGGCATTTTTTTCTCTGGTGCGCTTCCTCTCCGTTTAGCTTACTTTTACCTTGCAAACACACGGCATTTTTTTCTCTGGTGCGCTTCTTGTCTGTTTTAGCTGTTTTTTACGTCTTAGGTGACGTATAAGGGTTATTTAGCCGTCCTATATGTCTTATATGACGTTTTCCTGGGTGGATTTTTGACCTTTTAGAGCGGTTTCTCAAAAAAACCAGGGGCAAATTTTATTCCTTGGGCGGTTCAATTCCCTTGTCGGTGACAGTAAAGGAGATATTAATGTAGTCTATTGATTTTTTACTCAGTATGACTTCAGCGATTCGTGTCTCTGGGTTATAGGAGGCAGATACCACATATTCATTATTCAGTATATTACTGAATGCTACTCTTAGTGATTCTTCAATTGACTCTGGACTATTTTCCCATATATACTGTCGGGGTATCTCAATTGGCTTCATATGATAGGATAGAGAGCATTATGACCGAGCGTTCTTTGTCTGTCCAACCCCAATAATTGTTTTGATGTAAGCAGTCACTCAGGTAATGATTTCTGTTGAACGGTAATAAGTTTCATGGAGGATGACCGCCGGGTAATAATTGGTTTTATGTGTTAAAGTGGATAAAACGGGTTTATGAGTTAAAACGGATAAAGCGGGAGTTCTCTCTGGGCGGTTTTTTGGAAAATGGGCGGGAGCAGGGCGTTAAACGAAAAATCTCTGGGCGGTTTTGTTTGGAGAATCACTAATTATAGAGTATCATCTATATGACCAAGTTAAAAGATCTATTGTTGGAGAGTCCTGACACACTTGCATTGAAGAATCCTGATGGGACGACCAAATACATCAGCTACTATGTAAATGAGGCAGTTGCGGCAACCGGGCTTGTTTTTTCTGACCCCAAAGCTGGCACCGACGATAATTACGTTGCATTAGTCGATGACCCAAAAGCCGGAGAAAAAGCCGTGGTTCAGCTTCACAACCCAGAACTCAATAAGAAGGCCATACATTTCTTTTCCAATCCCAGCGACCATTATGACCCATACAAGGATAAACGCATTAAACGCGTAGTGCTCGACGTTTTTGCTTCCGGCGCGAAGGGTCATGGTTCATTGGAGGAGTTCGTCGGTTCCATGTTTGAACATCTCTATGCGGTTCCTGGTAAGGATAACGAAACTTGGGGTCATTACGAAGAGACGTGGAGATTTAGGATTTTTATTGTAAACGATAAACGTTATTTTACTGTATGGTATAGCAACCCAGAAATGTATAAGAAAAACCTTCCACTGTTTGTTAAGATTGTGAAGGAATGTGGATTTGACCCAAATGAAATGATATGGGAGGTTAGAACCGATGGCGACCCGGAAAACCGAATAAAGTTAGTTGACATGGAAGGTCTTCACAAGTTGATGGGAACCGAGATGGCTTCACCTGAAACTCAATCCGAAATCCAAAAGCGTATATCAGAACTTTCCAAGAAACTTTCGGAAATGGAATCCGATGAACACGTCAAGGGAGCAACGTGGTCACAATCCGAGAAACGGCGTCACAAGATAGACATGATTAACATTAAGGCTGAGTTGGATGCGTTGGGAGCCGCAGCAAAGTCGGGGGAGAAAGAAATCAAGAACGTCATTATAAAGACCATTGATAGTTTGGCGGATGATGAAGGAGATGTTATACCAGCTGACATTCTCTACGCTGAACTTGAGAAGAAATTGAGTCAATACGGCACGTCCGCTGTTGCTATCATAAGAAATCTCCGTGACAGAGGAATTGACATAAAGAAGGCATTGCGTGAGATAAATGAAAAATTTGGTGGCAAAGCAAGTGCGACAGAACTTTTAAGTGAACTTTCAAAGTATATGATTGACAAACCCACCTCCCCTACTGTAAATGAAAATGAAGACACGGCACTGGTTCAACCGGAAATAATAAGCCGTCTTAAAGAATCCGCGACAACTCCGGAGGCGTTTCTAAAAATCTTCAAAGGACATGCGTTGAAAGGTTTGCTTGACAAGTTGAGTTTTTCTAGGTTATATGTGATGAACAAGTTCGGTGATATTAGGGGCGACCATCCACAGCAAAGATTTGTTTGGATGTTGGACCACGCTATCGCATATATAAATTACCGTCTTATAATGCCGCTTCGCAAGAAGGTGGATGACGACGAATCGGAGGACCAGGCTAAACCCGACGTTATTGCTCAGAGAAGGAAGAAACTCGAAATTTTGAAACAAGCATATGCGGCACAGCGACATGGTGATAACGACAGAGCTTCAAAGCTTAGGCAGTTGCACCGTGATATGGAAGAGCCCAATACACGGTATTCTGCCAATATGAAACACATGGAAACCGAAGTGAACAAGATTCATTCCACTCCGTTAAGTCTTGAGGAACTGACACCGCCCGGAGCGAACGATTCTGAGAGAGATAGAAAGAACTACGAACACTATGTAGAAGCATTTAATCAGTTTAAGGGAAACTGAGCTCTATTTAATATTACCACTATGAAACAAGGCATTTTGAAAAAACTTATCCGTCAATGTTTGAACGAAGTTGACACAGGAGAACAGTATGTGACCTACTTGAGACAGATGAACGGAGAAAAACCGTTTATGATGGGTGATAAGAAATTTGAGTATGTGTGGGCGACTTACGCTGATGGACGTAGAGATATTGGTGTATACTCTTTCGCCGGAGATATTGTTTACGGATACAATTATTTTAGACAGATGTATAACTTGTCAGAAAACGTCGGTGGACAGCCATCGAACGGCAAGAAAACTCATTTCTTTGTAAACCGAGAAGACCTATCAAGAGGAAGTCGGGACCCAGATGCCGAACGTGAGATTGTTTATCAAGTGGTTCGGGTGACATCTGACCCTATGGGTGACGAATATGAAGAGACTCCGATTGGTATGGAGTATTATGATGAAGGTCGGGCAAAAGCGGTTGCTGCTGAGTTGAATCAGAAGTTGGCTGCGGGTCAGATAAAAGAAGATGTGGAACACTTTTCAAAAACCGTTAAAGGCACGGTCAATGTAGACGGGTCGGATTTTGACTATGAAGCAACCGTATCCGGTAACGTAGTCGGAACACCACAACCGCACGGAGAATTTCATTCAGAAGTTGATGAGACGTCAGTTGATGTCGAAATCGAAAGTGTCACACCGTCACCAACGGATGAACAATGGGATAAAATTGATTCTGCGGTGTATGATGACGTGATGGGAAAGAATCTTTGGGACCTCGTGAACGAGATACAATCATTCACAATGCCTAAGCCAGAAGTGAAACCAGAAAAGACGATTGATATAACTGGTAAGAAATGTGTAAGGTGTAAAAAAGGAACTTATGGAGAAACCTCGATTCATAATGATATTGAGGGAACAAAGTCTTGTAGTTCATGTGGACACACATTACCAACTAATTCTACCAAAAATGATCTATTAAAAGAGTTTGAGGGAGAGGCTAATAAAGATATGTGTTTTAGATGCAAACGTGAAATACTTCCAAGCGAAACTCGTTATAGAATGCCCATGAGCGGATTGGTCCATCATATGCCAAGCTGTCCGACCGAACCTCCGATGGGGGAGAAACCCCACGATAGGGATGTCCGGATGGGGAAGTTGAGGGAAAGTGATAAAACATCTTCACTAACGACCCAATCAATTTTATCTAAAATTCGGGCTTCACAGGATTTCGGTGGGAAGAATATATCCACAAGCAAATACTTAGACCCAAAAGATACGGACAATTTTTGGGTGGAAAAGATTCACGGCGGCAGGTTCGGAGGATTTTTGTTAATCACTACCCCAGAAGGAAAAAAAGGTCCTTCGGATTATTATTCTGCTATGGTTATGCCAGAGAACGACACTTTCAACAAATTTTCTGTAAAAATGAATTTCAACTTCGGAGTACCAGGTCAAAACTCAAGAGAGGATTTGGTTTTTAAAAATTTGTCTTTAGATAAAGTGATGAAAGTTCTCCGAGGATACAATTAATTCTGATTGACTTCCTACTTATAGATGTTAGGATTGGTTAGTTCTTTGAATACTATTGGGGATGCACTGGTTTCGACTTAATATAAGCGACATTTAGGGCACGTAGAAGATGATAGTTGGCTTCTTTAAAAATCTATCAAAAAGATAAACGCTAAAAACGTAATCGCATACGACTTCACACCAGAAGGTGTCGAGGCCGAATACGCCGTAGCCTAATTAGGTTACCCGTAACATGGATTGATACACGGTATTTTCATGTTACGCTACTTATCGTGTTAGACACACCATTTGATTTGGTTGGTGGGTTGAAATAATACAAATCTAAGGAAGAGGAACTTTCGGGTTTTAGTATCACCTTCTCGAAAAAACAAAAACCATAAACGTGTAGTCTTGGGTGAAGTTAGTTTTAAGGACTCGGGTTCGACTCCCGACATCTCCACCTTGAAAGTTACCTGTGAAGAACTACTATATATTCGTCATATTTCATATACGAATACTCACGCGAAACAGTAAGTTATTAAGTTTAACCGAATTACCGTGATAGGCTGCTACCTTGAATGTGTAAGCTCTTGGATGGGACGAGACGTTCCCGTGGTCAAAATACTTTCAATTTATTTCCAAAGAAACGAACGGATTATTCCGTCTCTGAAAAACTTCAATCGGTTACAAAAATCTCGGTATAAAATCTTGCCAGTTATGAATTTGTATGATATACGTATTATACAGCGTGAGTGGAGAACTATGTGAAGAATTCTATCAATCAAGCCGTGACGAGGATACGAATTCATAGTATCAATAAATATAAAAAGTGTATGACTAAAGACCAAAAATCGAGAACATTATTCATCAAGTGTGCCTGTTATGGACATGCTGTTGAAGTAGAACATGATACGGAGTTTGACCAATACAATCTTTCCATCTGGAGTTACGGTAATGCCACAAAACCATTATCCTGGAAAGAACGTTTCCGGTGGGCATGGAGGCTGTTTACGACGGGAAATTTATGGGCTGATGAAATTGTATTGACCGTAAAGAGTAAAGATGAACTTGTGGAGTTTTTAACAAACAAATCAAATGAAAAACCAAAAACGTTATTACATGGATGAAGATGATTTCAAGACTCCGGAGACTGAACCGGAATTTGAACACTTGGTTCCGAAGAGTTTTGTTGCAGCAGAACGCCGGGCAAAAAACAAACTTGTAAAGGCCCTTGATAAAATCGAGGTCATTTCTAATTCCGTCACAGGCCGAAGCCATTTGACTTCGGCGGATCTTGCGAACACTTATGCATCTGCGATAAACGAGATTTTAAATGTAATCAAAGATGTTGACATTCACAACAAAAGATGTGAAGATTAAAAACGTATGACAGATACTACACCAAAAAACAAGGTCAAGTTAACCAAACCAACAAGATTCGTCGTTCTACGTGATAGAAAACGCGTCTCTGAGTTAGAATACACAAACCAAGAACAAGCCGGAACAGAATACGGCTACTGGCAAGGACTCGTCTCCAAGTGGGATCCAACCTCTCGGGTTGAGATTTCGGAAAAGGATGAGAAACGTCATCGAGTCTACTAAGACGACATTTCTTTATGAAAATCACCGAGGAAATCAACCGCCTCGGTGATTTTATTTTGCAGTAAAGTCATTGATTAGGTCCTTTATGTGATATTTATTTGGTAGTTAGAAATATGGCTACATCGTATAAATCTTTGAAGTTACCTTCGGACGATTCGGAACTTAAAGTCTATCTGTCTAAAAACAAGATTAAGATGATGGAGCAGATTTTGGATTCAATCGAGTATTCTCTGGAGAATGGTTTGGAATCAGTTGAAGTGTTTTCTTTCAAAGGTTCCGATTTCATTGTGACTCTGAGTGGCGAGTGTTTTTTAGAAAACGTAGAGAACATCTACAAGTTTTACGTTGATGAAGAAAAATACGAACTCTGTAATAGAGTGAAACGTGTTAATGTCAAATTACTAAAAAAGTATGAAAAATAAAAACCGGCGGAAGCAAGACACAAGCCCCGTCATTCCTCAAAAATCTAAGATAAAAAGCGGTCTTACAATTTTAGAAAAACAACCTCTAACAGAAAAACAAAAGGAGTTTCTATCTCTTGCTCTTAACCGGGATGTAAAGATGATTTTCGTCTCTGGTCCAGCAGGAACCGCAAAGACCTATCTATCCGTATTGGCCTCGTTGAAGCTTATGAACGAGAAGAGGGTCAGTGACCTCATGTATATACGAAGTGCGGTCGAAAGCAGTGACAGCAAATTGGGATTTCTTCCCGGAGAATGTAATGAGAAAATGGCTCCATATCTCCAACCTCTTATCGACAAGTTGGATGAATTGTTGCCCGCGTCCGAGGTTCGTGCGCTTCAATTAGAGGGTCGTGTAGAATCCGTTCCAGTTGGATTTCTTAGGGGATTGAACTGGAATGCCAAGGCTATTGTAGCCGACGAAGCACAGAACATGACTCCGAAGGAACTGTTGACATTGATTACCCGCGTAGGAGAATTTAGTAAGATATTTGTCCTCGGTGATACCGACCAAACGGACATAGGTCTTAAAAGTGGATTCAAGAAAATGTTTGATACCTTCAACGATGATGATAGTAAAGAAAACGGAATTTATACATTTACATTCGATGAGGACGACATCGTTAGGTCGAAGTTGGTGAAGTTTATCATCAAAAAGATCAAAAAAGAATCCAAAAAGGACTGAGATTTCATACTTATCAGTAATAAGTAATGTCAAATCGTCAGCTCCACAATTTAACTCCGATAAGCAATTCTATCGACTCTGCGGATTTATTCGTGGTCGTCGATAAAAGTGAACTTACCACCCATGCAGTCCCGTTGGGAGATTTGTCGGATGCGTTGGATGGGACCATATTTCTATCTTCCAGTTATGCGTTAACATCCTCAATCTCCTTAAATGAACGACTGGCTCCAAATTTGATAGGTTCTGTATCCTATAATTTTCCAGGCTTTTATCAGCTAACAGGACTTACGATTGGAAAAGAATATTCTTGGATAAAAGGTGTGAACGACACGAGTTTGGTCAATGTGCTTCAAACACTCACGGATTCGGGGAGATTCACTGCCGGCGCGGTTAACGTGGCCATTACAGGAACTTCATTGGCAGCCGTGACTGCACAGGTTTATGAATATCCAAGATCAGGTGTAGACACATCTCAATTTGTTACAAATTCTTCATATTCTCACGTCGCCAGCGGCAGCGCAGTTTTTGCTTGGTCAAGCAGTTTCGCAGTGTCATCAAGTTACTCTTTCACACATAGAGATCTACTAGAGATTACATTCAGCGGTGATACGCTTAACATTTTAACTTCGCCTGTAGGCAATGCCACGATGAGTATACGTGTCCGTGCGCCGGTTGGAAATTCATATGTTATTAAACCTATAACTTACACAGACATACTTGGTTCCAGAGTAATATCCCCTTCGTCTAATGCAGTAACTTACTTCGGATTACCGTCAAACTCATATGAATTTGAAGTGTCTAAATTGGATTCGGTTGATAGAAGTCTAAGATTTGGTGTGACAATACCGTATAATCCAACACCGACTTTGTATTACAGCGAATTTATTTATTTTTCTCCAGGCGGCGCCCAAAATGCCTCAGGACCAAATATTTGGGCCATATCAGCAAGTTTAACAACGACATCTTCAGCTCTTTCAAACCATTCACTGAGCAGCATATCATCATCCCTCGCTAGATTTGCGTCTAACGGCAGTGGTTCTGGAATATCCGCTATATCATCATCTATGTCAGTGACAGCGACTTGGGCGAATCGAAGTCGAGTGGCGTTAACATCTTCAAACGGACCTCTACCGGGAATGATACTTATATATGCTGGCGTATTTTTGAGCGGATCTAATAATTGGTTTAATTGTGATGGTAGAAGTTATAGTCAATCTCTATACCCATCCTTATCATCATCTTTTGGATCAAAATTTACTGACGGAGTGATTTCTGACCGATTGCCGAAAATCACAACAAATTTACCCACTTCGTCGGGTGGATCTGGGCCATACAACTCATCAATAAATAGAAACTTTTCTCAGATAACCTCCTCCGGTCCAGCAAACTATAACATAAGTATGTCATATGCCGTTGCCGCATATATAACAGGGTCTTATCCGGACGGAACAATTGTCTACGGAACAAATATGGGTCCATCAGGAAGCGCATTTTATTACAACGTTAAAAGGTGACTTAGACAATACTTATTTAAAGATACATGGCAAACAAGAGAATATCAGAACTCAATAGTCTTGATGGACAAATTTCTTCGGAAGATTTGTTTTTAGTTCAGGACGTATCGCCCGTGTCCGAGTCTAAGAGTGTATCGTGGGGGTATCTATCCACCGTGATAGCTGCTTCCTCATCGGTAGAATCCTCTAGTTATTCAATAACATCGTCATATTCAGACCACATAGCAAATTCGAGTTGGGCGTCTTCGAGCATATCTTCAAGTTTTTCCCATGCAGCCAGTGGAAGTGGTGTAATTGCTGCTTCAAGCGACTGGGCCACCAGTTGTTCATATGCAACAAGAGCGGATTACGCATCCGGATCTGGTATATTTGCTATTACGAGCTCATACTCACACTTAAGCAATTTTTCTCTTAATAGTTCGTCTTCTTTAAGTTCATCATACGCAATATCAGCGAGTTTCGCTTCCGGCAGCGGCGTCTTTGCTGAATTGAGTTCTTATGCCTTAAGCTCCAGTTTTGCATCTTCATCTAACACTTCAAATTATGCGTCTAACGGAATAGAAACCGGTTATATGGTTTTGTATGCCGGTATTGAGACGGATAGTATCGTAGCGACAGATGAATATTTGTTATGTGATGGAAGTGATGTATTGGTTTCTGATTACGCGGATTTATACAATTCATTGGGAAAAAAATTCGGATATTACCCGGAACTCACCATCAATGCTGTGAGAACAGCATTCAATCAATTGATGTATGTATATTCTTATTCGGAAACGTATTATTATGTTCGTCATGGAAACAATTTTTTTAGCAGTGGACGTTTAGTATTATACAGAAGTTATAACGGAAGAGTTCAGTTTGTTCCGGTGACGGAAGTAGTGGGAGGAATCTATACAATAGCGTGCATAGCAGGCGGCGCCATTGGCGGCGCCACTACTTCATCGGTTAAAATTATATCCACAGCGACCCCAACGGCATCATTCGACAATCTAGCCGAAGGAAATTATAGATTCATAATATCAGAACAAAGCACGAATTCTAGTTCATTTTATGATACTATTGTAAGATACGAACCAAGTGTTACAGTGACCACGAGTTCTCTTTCTTTTGGCAATTATACAATAGTTGCATTTACGGGAAGTTCTAATGTAGCATATAGTTCTATGTTCAAGGTGACAGATAATAGAACATTACAATCTGCTACTGGATATCTTCGACAATCCTCGCCAGCTTCTATTGAACATCAAGTGCCGGCCACGTTAGTCCTGCCGGATAACGCTCCGTTCACGTGCAGCGTCATTAGGTATAGCGGTTCCTACAACGATATGCCTTCGGCATCATTAGCTCAGTCAAAAAATTCCATAACCATATCGGGTTATAATAACAGCAGTCTATCCCTCACCTCGTCAATCGCCGCAACATTTTTTATACCAAATATGGGAGATTTTATAAGTCAAGAACTTATTGAAAACGTCCCCAGAAATCTAAGTCCTACAAATGCTGACATTTCTTCTTCTGGATTCGATTTTGCTTTTAGATACTTGATTAAAACTTAATACAAATTATGAACGACTCTATTCAAGTGAACGAATCTGTTGAGTGTGTGATTAGAAAAAATCTCGAAGAGATACTTTCTATATCTATGCCGTATGCCAAGGATGGAAATCTCGATATGGCGAAGATAAACACAAAAGCAGACGAGTGCATTAAATTGGTAGATTACATCCGTAATAAATAAACTTGTGACATACAGTTATCGGTGTATCATTCTTAAATGAAAGAATACACAGAGTCGGATCTTCAAAAACTTCACGATAAGTTCATGGCCTTGGTCGAAAAGACCTTCACAGGCGAAAGGTTGGATAGACTCCGTAAACTCTATTCTGAGGATGCTTACGGTATCCGATTGGTAATGGCCCCAGCTTCCGCAAAGGCACACTTCCACAATGCCTACGTCGGCGGGTATATTGACCACATTATGAATGTGTATCGCGCCGCAGTTGGAACAAAGAAACTGTGGGAAGCGATGGGTGCCACTATAGATTTCACGGACGAAGAATTGGTATTTTCAGCGTTGCATCACGACTTGGGAAAGTTGGGTGATTTACAACAAGGAGAATATTATCTCCCTCAAGACAGTGAATGGCATAGAAAAAACCGTGGTGAGATTTTTAAGTTCAACCCCAACCTTCAGTATATGGATGTCACTGATAGAGCGTTGTATATCCTCCAACAACATCAGATTGTCTGCACATGGAAAGAGACTCTTGCGATTAAATTGTCGGACGGTCTTTACCATGAGGCGGCTTCTTCATACTTAAAGAGTTACAACCCAGACAATGAGTTGAAAACAAATCTTCCAAGAGTTGTCCACGCTGGCGATTATTTGGCCTGCCGGTCAGAATATGACGCGTGGAAAAGGGAGCAGAAATCCTTTTAATTAGAGGTTTTTACCTCGCTGTGTCGATAGTTATATTGATACAGTATGAAACATTTCACATTCAAACGATTAGTTGCTTCTATATCCTTTTTTATAGCGGCTGTTGCAGCATATTTCTCAATTGTCGGTATAGCCATGCTTTTTTCCGGTTCAAAGGAAGCAGCAATGGTAATGGCAGCATCCTTGGAGTTAGGCAAACTTGTCTCCACGAGTTATCTGTTTAAATACTGGAAATCCACAAAGAACTATCTAAAAATCTACCTGACACTCAGCGTTTTGATTCTGATGTTCATAACATCGTTGGGAATTTTTGGGTATTTGACCGCTTCTTATCAACGTTCTTCACTTGATAATAAGTTATCTCTGGAGAAGATCTCACTGTTGGAGTCTAAACGGTCTGATATAAACAAAAAGATAGAGCTGTCGAAATCTAGGATAGTAACCATAAATGACTTGAGAGCGGCCCAAGAACTTCGGTTGAGTCAGACCATGACGAATTCTCTGATTGCAAGGAATCCGATACAATTACAGGAACTACAGACTCAGACAGTAGAGTTGATAACAAGGAGTGAATCTAATATAGAGTCTGAAAATAAAAAGATGGAAACATCCTATCAAGACATAGATGTTGTAAACAAATCCATTGCTGACTTGAAGTTATCCGAGTTAGGCAAGAATGACATAATCACTTTTAAGTTCGTTGCTGACGAATCCGGCATTTCTATGGATAAGGTCGTGAAGTGGTTTATCGTATTGATTATCACAGTCTTCGACCCACTGGCTATCTGTCTCTTGTTAGCCTATAATACCGCAGACGAAGAAGAACCGTTGGTTGAAAAAAAAAATTAGAAGTTGATGTAAGCGAGGTCGTGGAAAATACTTCAAAAAATAATTTGACAATTAGTAATTTGAATAGTAATGTTACATCGAAACGAAGACGTCACGATTATTTTGCTAGACTGTTTAAGAATTAAACGATTCTTTTCAAATGTTCTTGATATGTAATTCATATTATGAACGAAACAGAAATAGAAGAGGTCTTAAAATTGCTTAAACGGGGAATTAAACATTCCGACTGGGACACTATAATCGAGGCTAGAGAGTTCCTAGAAGAATTCTCTGCTGGCGACGACGAAGATTTATGACAGTAATCATTTTATCATTGGTATTGGTAGTATCGGTTGTTCTTAACGTTTTTCTTATAAAGGCGACACATCTCGCTGCTGATAAGATAGATGAATATGAATCTTGGATACTAAAATATCAAGGCATAGTAAAGGAAACTTATTCGATGCTTAAGGTGGTTGATGAGAAAGAAATCTTTGAACGCGATGATGAAGTTGGCTTCGTATTCTCAAACATCGTATCCATCGTGAACGACTTAAAAGAAAAAACCTATGCCGAAACTCAAGAAGAAATCAAAAAAGACCAAGACGCTCGTGAAGAATCCCTCAAAAAGAGAGAATTCACGACAAGTGGCCGGTTCCCAGTCTAAGAAGTCCCGACCAGCATTACCCACAGAGATGACGTCTATACCGTCAGTGAATCCTGCGGCAAAGAACGTTCCGACTAAACCCGTAACTCCTACGGAGGTCAAACCTAAAAAAATATCCGTCGAAAAGATGTATTTCACAAAGGATACCGAGGACGCTATTATCCGATTCAATAAAGAAGTCGACCAGGATAAGAGGAATCACATATACGAAACTTGTATACAAAGGTCATTTGAAAAATTGGTGGAGAATGTCTTCAATACATTCAAGTTTAGTTACTTTGACGTGGGGCCACTGGAAGTTCAAAAAGAAACGCTATCTCACCTGGTAGCAAACATTCACAAGTTTGAAGAGGGAAAGGGGAAGGCATTCTCCTACTTCAGCATAGTCGCTAAAAACTATTTGATATTCAATAACAACTCGAACTACAAGCGGTATAACCAACAGGTAGACATAAGTGAAGAAAACGACGAAAACACTGTTCGTCTCCAGACCGTAGATACGTATCAAAAAGACAAAGAGAATGAAGAATTCATACGAATGATGGTCGAATATTGGGATAAGAACATTAAAACCATCTTCCCAAAGAACCGAGATCTTAAAATAGCCGAGGCGGTTGTTGAGTTGTTCCGTAACAGTGATAGGCTGGATTACTTCAATAAGAAAGCGTTATACCTCTACATAAGAGAAATTTCATCTTGTAAAACTCAGGCCATCACAAAAATCATCAACAAGATGAAGGAATATCAACAGAAAATCACAAAGAAGTATGTCGAAGAAGGGGTCATCTGACCTCTCTTAGAGAGATTCTGTCGATGTAACCAGAAAAGTCCTCTAAAGATTGATACTTATAGGATATGGAACTTAATGAATTTGAGATATATAAGGGGAAATCCTTCGCTGCCTTGTGTAAGGAGATAGTTGTAAATCAAAACGAGAAAAAAGACCAATTAGACGTCTTGATAAGCGAACTTCGCTCTCTTATAAAAGGTGTAAACGATGCCATCGTTATAGTTCCACTGATACGGGACTATCTGGACGTAGGGGTCAAGAATGATGACCAACTCGTAAAGCTTGCAGCCATAATTCAGAGAATCATCTCAAAACAAAACGAAGAATCTGCTGCTGGAGCAAACGGATTCTCCATAACCGACGATGAACGGAAACAGCTTATGGAGGAAGTTGAAAAACTCCAGGCCAGCAACTCAAAATCTACATCAGTTCAGGTCAAGGAAATTAAATGAGTTATTCCATAGACCATTCTATATTCGATACATCCACCGATGATGTCGTTTTGCTTTCTACAAAGAGAGACAATAAGATAATTCAGAGTGGAAAGAGTATAATACAGTTCGAGCCAGCCATCGTTTTAGATGTCGTCCTTGACGATTCTCATCCTATGTTTTCAACAGGATCAGTAGGGCTTGGGAATGTAAGTGCCCCTCTCGAAAACCCACCTGATTTTCAGGGAAAACCCCTTTCTATACAAGACCGGGATTACTTTTCCATAGGAACAGCGCTTGTCAGACTGTGCTATACACATGAAAAGTTTGAGAAGGAGTCTTTGGTATGGGCAGTCCCATTGGATTCTACTCTTTTATCAGTTCCTCTTCTTAACGAAGTTGTTCACGTTGTAAAGATTTTTGATAAGTTTTACTACACATCAAAAGTGAATACAAAGGGGAATTGTAATTCAAACGCCGATTTTAGGTATGAAATGACTTACGGAAAAAAGGAAAAAAATACCTCCTATGGTCCCGTAAAGTTACGTGGACCTGTATCCCGATTCGATTGTTTCCCTAATGGTCCAGTTGGCGGCTTCAACGGTATTTTGGGAAATTATTTCTGGTTCAATAACAAAATAAGGAATCTTCGTAGATTTGAAGGAGACGTTATAGTTGAGGGAAGGTTCGGACAGAGTATACGAATGGGAGCTTATGACACGGAAAGAAAGAACGACTCCGGTGATTACGACAATTATGTGAGCGGAGACGAAAACTATGGTGGCGGAAACCCAATGGTTCTCATACGAAATAGGCAACGACCTATTGCGCAGTTATCCGAACAATCTCTACACCCAAAGTTGAATGTCATTCAACCAATATCAAAGTCTTTAAGTGAAAAGAGTTTTACTGGATATCTTTCTGAGGATGTAAACAACGACGGTTCTTCAATCCACCTCACGTCAGGAAAAACCGTGTCAAGTTTCAAGACCACCTGTTATAAGACATCGCTTTCCAAAAACGCTTCGGAGGAACAACCGAAGTTCAGTCCAAAAGGAAGCACTAGGTTTGAGTTTCCTACATTAAACCGTGACCAAATAGTTATCAACAGTGACCGACTGATATTTTCATCTAGGTTCGGTGAATCAATACACTTTTCAAAAAAACGATACATGGTCGTTACCGATAGTGAATACGTTGTAGATGCTCACGACCAGATAGTGATGTCCACGAATTCAAAAGTCGTTTTCAACGCCCCCGCGATATATTTGGGTGAATACGATGCAACCGGAGAACCCGCTCTACTCGGACAGACAACTGTGGATTGGTTGTATGATTTGTGTAACTGGCTTATAGAACATACACACCGTTATCAACACTCACATCCGAACGCTGGAGGAGCAAATCCAGACCAAACGCAATTTCCCGTCCAACTAAAGAGATTATATGCGCTTAAAGACAAGTTGCATACTCTTATGAGTCGCCGCGTATTTCTTACTGGCGGAGGATATTCTCCCGGAGCAAACGGTGGGAGAATAACAGACGGCGTTAATCCCGTAACCATAGATGTTTCATCCGGAGATGGTGTCCCCGGTGGATGGGTGGGAAAAAATAGAAGATAACACCAAATTTAGATATTTATAACATTATGAACACGGACGAATTCAAGAAAATTATAGGAGAATCTATAGAACGCAAATTAAGAGAGATATTACCATCGGTTCTGGATGAATATTTTTCCGGCATGAAACCACAGTCTAAAGGTATTCAAGAGGGGAACGTTCGGAAGCAAGTGAATGACGCTCCTAAACAACCACGACCTGCGCCTCCTGCTGCTCAATCCGCTGGACCGAAGCGGCAATATGTAAAAAACGCGGTCTTGAATGATATTCTTAACGAAACCACGGTCAGAATAAAACAGGAGGGTCAGATGGTAAGCGGCGCACCGTCCACCATGACAACTGAGGCACCTTCGGTTCTGGATAATGTAGAAAACGTTCCACCAGCCGTGGCTTCAGCTCTTACACGAGACTATTCTCAACTGTTAAAATTGTCAAAAACCAAGTCGTCTAACAGATAATGCCATCGAACATAACATCGTCGAAATACCCGATAGGCATAACCTTGCCAATTGTAAACGGGTCTGGAGGGTATTTTCAACAATCTTTTGACACCAACACTCAGGTAAAATCAAACCTCTCAAACTTCCTAAAAACAAGGAGAGGGGAAAGGAGAATGATGCCTGAGTTCGGAACGAGGTTGTATACCGTTCTATTTGAACAACAGGACGAGAACATAAATGAAATAGTAAAAAACCTCCTAAGAGAAGAGATTTCCTTTTGGATACCAGAAGTCAGAGTCGATAAAATATCAATTATTAACACCGAAAACTCTTCCAACGATGATAATTATAAGTTGAGAATATCGTTGGAGTTCACGGTTATTCAGACCGGTCAGGAAGACACTCTCGATTTCGAGTTAGAGAACATAAAGATTTAAATTATGGGCACAACATTAGATAAGAACTTCAAACCACTGTCGAGAGAAGTGCGATACCTCGGCAAAGATTTTGATGCGTTAAAGGAGAATCTTATCGACTTTGCGAAGCATTACTACCCACGGACATATAAGGATTTCAATAATGCGTCTCCCGGAATGATGTTCATTGACATGGCCGCCTATGTGGGCGATGTATTGTCTTTTTACATTGATTATCAATTTAAAGAAGGGTTGATAAATTTTGCGGAAGAACGGAAGAACGTCATAAATCTTGTGAAGTTTTTGGGATATACCCCACGGCCGAGCAAGCCCTCGACAACAACTTTGGATTTATATCAAATAATCCCATCCAAACGTAACGACGACGGAACATTTGAACCAGATACACGCTATGCTTTGATAGTTAAGGAGGGAATGGAAGCTATGTCTTCTAATCGGACATCCTTCATAACCTCAGATACGGTTAATTTCTCTATAAAAAGCGAACTCTATCCTAGAGTTGACGAGGTTTTTTCGAGAAACAGTGCTGGGGAACCCGAGTTCTATCTTATAAAGAAATCGGTGAAGGCTTACTCTGGAAAGACCGTTTCTAGGGAATTTGTTGTTTCGGGACAGACACCTAATCTTAGAGTGGAACTAGCTGAGGACAACGTTATTAAAATTGTGTCTGTAAAAGACGTTGATAACAACGATTGGTATCAGGTGGATTTCTTGGCCCAAGACCTCATACATTTGCCGGTGGAGAACAATCGTTTTAATTTCGAGACATATTCAAATTACAGTTCCACGGTTCCAAATATAATAAGATTCCTCAGGACAAATCGGAGATATATCATCGAAGTCGATGAAAACAATAAGACGTTCTTACAGTTCGGTTCATCCACGGATAGTCTTGAAGAGGAAATTTTGGTTCCGAATTCTGAGCTGTTGGGCGTTGGTTTCTCAAACGTGTCCAGATATAATCTCACCCTTGACCCTACCAGCTTCGTTAAATCGAATTCTTACGGGTCATCCCCCTTCAACACAACACTATCTGTAAAATACATCATAGGCGGCGGCATCGAATCAAATGCGAACGTTGGTGACATAACCACGGTGAGTAAGATAGAATTTGACGACGCGGTGGAATATTTGCCCGCTGAGAGCAATTTAGTCAATACCGTAAAAAGCAGTCTTAGGGTATCTAACCCAACTCCGGCCACCGGAGGAGCCTCTTCCGAGTCTGTATTGGAAATGAAACAGAACGCAATGGCTAATTTCGCGTCTCAGGACAGAATGGTGACTAAGGAAGATTATGTAGCGAGGATTCTTAGTATGCCCGCTGAATACGGTAGGGTTTCTAAGGCATACGTTTCATCCGAATCCGATTTGACGTCTAACAACATACAATCGGTGAATGGTTTGTTGGATGAAAATCACAACTTAATCTTGGATTCTACTCAAGCGGGCCTAAGAAAAGCGAACCTTGATGGAGTCAATCCGTTCGGAATAAACTTATACGTCTTGACTTACAACGACGACAAAAACCTGACCACTGTAAATGAAGCACTGGTTTACAACTTAAAGAAATACATAGCAAAATATCGAATGATCTCGGATAGGGTTAACATAATAGACGGTTTCATAGTAAACATCGGTGTGGACTTTACCGTTTTAACCTACTCCACTTACAACAAGAAGGAAGTCTTAGCTAACTGTATTTCCGCAGTTAAGAAGTTTTTCGACATAGAACTTTGGCAGTTCTCCCAACCGATTAACATAGGACAATTGGAGCTTGAAATCGCTAAGGTGGAGGGTGTTCAAGCCGTATCGAATCTGGAATTCACAAACCTTGTGGGAGGGAATTATTCTCTATGTGAATACGATTTGGATGCTGCGACAAAACATAAAATTGTATATCCACCAATCGACCCAGCGGTTTTCGAGGTAAAATATCCAGACGTGGACATCCGTGGAAAATGCCTGTAAATTATGCACAAGTTCGTATTCCCTACATCAGATACGTTTCTGGATAGCCACCCCGATTACAGGGAGGACAACTTCGGTCGTGATGAAATACTAGAAATTTCATCCATAACTTACACCGTAAAAACTTACATAATAACCTCCTCTATCCAACAAGCGGTCACTGATTTCGTTGGGCTCAATTTACTCCGATTTACGGGAAACATAACAGGGTCTATTACAGGTTCGGCATCGAATGTCTCCGGAAGTATAATAGGCTGTGGACTCGTTTTGCCAGAAAGTGATGACTGTTAATTATGCACCATTTCATTTTTTGTCAAAAAGACACTTTCATTTACAGCGAAGAGACTGCGAGACGGAAGAACTTTGGTCTTACTCCGTATGTAGAAGTCGGCTGTATAAACAAACTTTCGAGAACGTTTAGAACCGCATCGTTGGCCAGCACAACATTGTCCAGCGAGTTGATAAACAGATATGTTCAGAATTTTAATGGTCAGTTCACCGGAAGCATTTACTGTGCAACCGGAAGCGTGAGTGGGTCTGTAAACTGTGACGCTGCGGCTTCTCCGGGAGGCATATGTGGGCCGCTCGGAATAGTGGACGAGTTTGGAAATATTATAACGGAAGATGATGGAGATGTTCTATATGTATCTGTAGACGAAGATTTCTTTGTTTTCCCATAAATGATGGAAAGAACAATACTTATACGATATGGCATTATCATTTACAGTTGACAACTTCACGGGGATAACCGGTAGCAGCTGTGTGTCAGGAACGATGCACGGCGGTTTCAGCGGATCAGCGTGTGGATACACCGGAAGTTTGACCAGTTTCACGGGCGTTCTTTCCGGTTATATCTCGGGGTCATATTATGTTTCTGTAAATCGGTTCGTAAATGAATACAAAAATTACATAAAGCGGTCTTTGGTGAAGTTTGACATGACCGAGGTAAGTCGGTCAATCTCTTCCGGAGATATAACCAATCCAAAGTTCACTCTAACAATGAGAGTGATTGAGTCAAAAGAACTTCCTATAGATTACACTATTTATGCGTTTCCAATTAGTCAGAGTTGGGCAATGGGAACCGGAATATATGCTGCAGGCGGGTCAACAGATGGAGTAAGTTGGTTGTATAAGAATTCACAGAATACATCTAGTAAGTGGTATCCAAACCAAGACGCTGACCTCAATATAACGAACTCGAATTATCTCGATAACTCCTCGACTGCATCTTTCCAACGTGCCGGAGGAACTTGGTATTATTCCGCTCCTCCTAGTTGTTCAAACAATCTCAGTCTAAGTTTCTGTTCAACTGTCTCAGCGTCAAGTTATATTTGTTCTCAATCCTTTAGTTACGCGACATCGGATATTTCTATGGACATAACTCCGATTTGCAGAGCGTGGATCTGTGGTTGTATTCCGAACGAGGGACTAATTTTACTCACTTCCGAAGAACTTAACACGTCTGCTTCGATGAATTTAAAATTCTTTGGAAGGGAGACTAATACGATATACTCGCCTTTCATAGACGTGAAGTGGGCGGATGCGGCTATCAATACTTCGAGCCTTGCACCCGTTACAGCAAGTCTCGGTGTATCTGTGAGCATCAAGGGAATACGTTCCGAATACAAGAGTGGAAATAAGGTAAAGTTCACCGTCTTTTCCCGTGAACAGAATCCTCTGAAACGGTTCGTGTCAGCCCAGACCAACTATCTGACACCAAAATTCCTCCCGTCGAGCAGTTTCTATTCGATAAAAGATAATGAAAGCGAAGAGACTGTCATCGGTTTTGATGATTACACACGATTAAGTTGTGATGAATATGGAAACTTCTTCTACTTGGATACAACCGGATTGGCTCAGGAGAGATACTATAGAATTTTGATAAAGTCGGAGTTCTCTGATGGGTCGATACAAATATTTGACGATAAACACACTTTCAAGGTGACCCGTTGATATGGCAGATTTAAACAAATTTGGAGACGAGATTACCGCGTTTCGTCTCGGAAACTTGGAATACGAGTATAACTTCAACTCGGCTGGAAACCTCTTTTTCAAAGAAGAACCGGCTGATATTAACGAAGCATTTCTAAAGGTGGTAGTCAGGAACGCGGAATATGATTATAGTAAATTTGTTAAGTTTTACAACCTCTCATTTGAGGAGTTTTCTCCACAAGAATCGACATCTAATGTAGATTCGTCATCACCCACAACAGAAGATTACAAAGCCCAAGTAAGTTCTCTGAAATCACAAATATCTTCCAGCACAGCCGCACCGTCAGATGAAGCGGTATACAAACTCCAATCTGAATTGAAGGCTAGTAGAGATATAATCGTAGAACTTAGGATAGCGGCGGGCGAAGGCTCGGTTGATGAGGATTTCTCCGAGGAATTTCCGTTTTATCTTAAAAAAGATGCTACAATTTCTAATAAATAACCCCCATTGGGCATAATTATTGTAGTATGTCATCGCTGAACCTCATTGGAGAATCAAAAAATTCTTTAAATACCGTTGGGTATTTGGGAAATAAGGAGTATAATCTCTTTTTCGTATCATCGAGCCGAGAGTATTCGTTCGGAAACTCCCCAAAAGACACCATTGAGGTCGGAGTTTACAATCTACAAAAGGAACTCGGTTCATATTTTCAAATAACCGGTTCAAATTCCGATAAAAAGACGATCTATCAATACTCCGATGTGGATGGAAATTCGTTTGAGGATTATTACTTCCCAACTAAGAACACTTCGGTTCAAGACCCGGAAAAAAACATACTATTGTCGATAGCGGACGTCATCAGCACAGGTTCCATAACGTCCAACAATTTTTATCTATCGGTAAATCCTGTATACTCCCTATTCTCCACCGATAGCCCATTGATAATAAAGGAGATAAGTAATTCTCGTAAAGAGATTAAACTGATAAAGTCTTTTAAATCGGAGAAGGTCATCACGGAACATACTTTGGAAATTACAAAGAACGTTCTAACTATAGATGGGACCGTTACACCGAAGTTCAAATCGGGGACAGTCCACACTATCAAGGTGGTTGGAACGGATGTAAGAAAAATACGCTTCAGCAAAGTTCGTGGTGGAACTCGAAACGGTTCTTCGGAGTATTCAAAAAATATAGTTTATCGGCCATCGTCGGGCGAGATAATGATTGACGCGACAGAGGAGTTTCCTAAGTCGTTGTTTGTTTATCACACGGATATATCCACGAATAATACTTCCATAAATCTATCAGAGTCGGTGGCTCCGTTGGATTTTAAACTTAACACTGAATTTTCTTCCCTTCCGGATGATAGGTTTATTCACAGAGAGATTTTCGACGAGATGGTTTACGAGTTAAGCTCTGCGAATCTTACGGAGTTATACGATTCTACAAAACAATCGTTTTCAAATGAAATAACGAGTCTTAGGAATCTATTGGCGTTTTCAAATGACAGCGAAGTGTTGAATTTAATATCCTCGATATATAACGGCGTTCGAGTAGAGGATTCCACTACCGGAAGGAACATAAAACTCGTAGGCATCAGAGAATTTCTTGAGAATCATTTCAAGTTCAATTTCGAGTTCGTTGGAGACTTCAAATCTCTTAGAAATTATGCAAATGCCATAGTTTCTTCTGTGTGCGAATCTCGACTAAAGTTCTATAACCCAAATATTTTTGAAACAAAATCCAAGAAGGCGGAGTTTAAGTCGGCGATTGTTTACTTGACCAGCATAATGTTAAAGTTGGTCCACACATCTATATCAAATGTAGAGTATGGATATAAGGTAAAATTCAAGTCTCCGCTAAAAACGGCTCTTAATTTCGGAAACGGCGATCTGTTTCCAATAATCTCCACTAAAATCGAAAATGACTCAGAGGTATGGGTGAAGCTGAAAGACCCTCTATTGGGGAGGTTCTCTGTCGGAGACAAAACTTCTCTATCGAACATATCCATAATACCTACATTCGAGCTGTTGTCATGGTCCGCTAAGAGTTCGGAAAAGATTGTGAAGTTGAGGACTCCTAATTTTTCTCTAAGCATCAACGAACCGTCAAACAGAACGATCCCCACGAAGTATTACTCAAGTGACGATTTATCTATTGCCCGCGAGTCGGAAAATAAGATTCTTGTAAACAAGAAGTTGATAGACCTAAACATAGATTACAGCGACTTTGCCAACTTCGTGGTGTTTTCTTCGGCTAATTTGAGGTTGAAGATTTTCAAGAACAAGGTGGTTCAAATCACCACACTGGCCGAAGAGATCGCGACATTGGAAGCCATAGATTCCGGTTCCACAGAAATCTCGGATATACTAAGCGTTTATACCGACCTAACGAACAAACGGGATGAAGTGGATTCTATTATAGGAGGATTTGACGGCTACGAGGCATATCTCTATAAATCCGGAGATTTTATTTACGACACAACGGACGAGATTTTTGTAGAAACGTCGGGAAGCACCGATGCATCCACCACGGTCGCGGAGTTATTATCTGACTCTGAGGTGTATGACAAAAATAACCGTGACTCTCTCTTAAACAACAGTCCGGAATTTGTCTATGCGGATGAAGACAATGATGAATACCTGAAGTTCCTAAGCATGATTGGTCATCATTTTGACAATCTGTATCTGCATATATCCAACATAGGCATATACAAAAGAGTTGGTCACGATTTAGATGACGGAATCACAGGTAAATTGATAAGTTATATATTGAACAGCTTTGGATTTAAGCTTCCTCCCGGACTTTCTGGATTGATAGAATCATCCGATACGGTTGAAAACTACCTCTCCTCGGCAGACCAATCGGATTTGGTAAACAGTATATCGGTGGATGAGAAGACCAAAACTATCTGGAAGAGAATGTTAATAAACTTGCCCGCTGTATACAAGTCCAAGGGCACAGAGGAATGTATTAGACAAATATTTTCCATTTACGGAGTTCCGAATAACTTAATAACTCTTAAAGAGTTTGGTGGTGGATATTCTGACCATGAGATTAGTTCTTCATATTTTTCCGAGGAAAAAGAGTATCTGTTGGAGTATCAGGGTGAAGCAGATGAATACGTTGAAATCTCCGGCTCATGGCCTACAACTGTCAAATCGGTGGATTTCAAGCTTTATATCGATCCAACGCACTATTCTTCATCTAGGTTAATAGTTCCACTTCACGAGAAGTTTGGAGACGCGGCATCGGCCACTAATCAGGTTTACTCTCTCGGATTTGTAAAAACCGGAAAAAGTTTGGGAAGGTTTTATTTTACGATAAGTAACGACGATTCCGCGTTCACCACACTGACGGATCCGGTTTATCTCTTCTCGGATGAACCGATGAGTGTGATGCTTAGAAGAAATTATATAGACAATAGATTCGACGTTGCACAGTCTTCGTCATTCGTTCCTGTCAAGTATGACATAAAGGTGTATCGTTCTTCTACAGGAGGAAAGAGTGTTGACCTACAAACTTCGTTTTATTTGAGCGGTTCTCTCAACGAATCATTCGAGCATCCCGGATTCTTTACGTTCGGAAATTCCGGTGCAAATGAAATAGAGATTGTAAGTGAAATATTGGAAATACTTGAAACCGAACCGTCCGACAGCGACTTTATAACCGAGGATTCTACCGCACTGGCGACCGATAATTTGCCGAATTACTCAGCAGCGAAGTTCAGAGGATGTATGGATAGGTTCGTAATTCAATCCACGCCTCTTTCAGATAAAGACTTTGAAATTAGGGGAAAGAACATCCAATCTTATTATCAAGGAGAACCGTCATCAAGCTACGAAGATTTGCTTTTTAGATTTGGCCTTGGTATTCCCGTAGATTTCTCCTCCGCATCATTAACTGATCAGGGATATACGGTGAACAACCTTAACAGTGGGTATTCTGCGTCATTTGCATATCTGTATAATTTCTCCGGAAGTAACGTGACGTCGAGCCTCACCACAGGAAGCTGTCTGACGCAATCATATTCGTATTTTCCACATCAAACGAAGGAGTTCATTGTCATAAATGAATTGCCTACGGAACACATTGGTCCGAGCCGACTTGAGAATAAAAAGGTGAACTACACCGTCGTAGATTCTATCGACTCCAGATTATCCCACGAGAAATCTACCACTTACAAGTCGCCGACAAATAAATACGAAGATTCAAGAAAGTTGGGAATATTCGTGTCTCCAATACATGAGAGAAACAAGGATATTCTAAACTTCTTCGGAGATCACGACATAATTTCATCCGTCGCGGAACCTACCGACAGATATGGCCGACGGTATCTCAAGTTAGATGAATTCCGCAGAAATTTCTATAGGAAAAATTTGGTATCCAAGATACTCTTTAACGAACTCTTTTCGATTTACAGAATATTCATAGATAAGAGTATATTTGAGACACTCAAAGCGGTTTTGCCGGCGAGAAACAAAGTCTACTCGGGAATCCTCGTCGAGGCAACTCTACTAGAACGTAGCCGGGTAGAACAAAAGCCGGCAACAATTTCTGAGATAACGACTTATACTTCCGTTATTCCGCTTAACGATTTGGTGGGGCTTGCGTCGATTTCTATCCCCACAACATCCAGCGCGGACGTGTCTTACATTTCTCATAACAACGTATCTACGGTAGAAAATTCCTTTGCTGGATTTGGTTCTGTCGAAGACCGCATCAGTGAATATGATACAAACATTTTCTTGGGAGAAAATGGATACGTATATTACGATGGCAGTGTTTATAAGGCGTATCAAAAGAAATACACGAGACGGAAGAGTTTTTCTGAGGATAGGACTATCCGTAGAACTATGTGTTCCGTGGATTTGATTCCAAGTGGAAGCGCAATGGAAATACCGTCATCTCACACCGAATTGTCAAATGTGGAGAGGTTCCGACCTATAAACAGAAAGTATTTGCCTTTCAGAAACTATGTTGGAAAGTCACGTCAGACAGAGAACACGACTATTAACCAAGAGGGAATCGAGGATAGAAGTCCAATTATACGTATTTCGGTGGGGCCGAATATAAAGAACACAAACTCAGGACTAAAGGTTTAAAATAAAACAGAAAATCGGAATCGTAGACTATTTATTAGAAGATTATGGCATATTTAGATAACAAATCAATCGTCGTTGACGCCGTGCTTACAAAAAAGGGGAGAGAATTGTTAGCAAAGAACGGAAGTCTTAAAATAACCTCATTTGCCTTAGCTGACGATGAGATCGATTACGGGCTTTACAACCCGGATGCCGAGACGGAGGATTTGAAGGAAATCGCTCTCGTAAATACCCCTATATTTGAACCGAACACAGACGAGACGCAGGTAATGAAATACAAACTCGTGACACTTGACCAAGGTTCCACGTTTATACCAACGGTAGCGATTTCTCAAGAGAATATTTCGGTATTGTCTACATACAACGGTAGAATCGTTATCTCTCCATCAACTACACCATCCAATTACAATTCAAACGGTGGGTATACGGCAATACTTGGAAACAGTAAGGTCGGAAGTTTAGTTGTCACTGTTGAAGCTTCAGTATCTTCTTCTCCTGGAACGACACCGACATTCGGTGGAGACAGGTCAGTGGACAGTTCGATTTATGCTGTCGGACTTGAATTCGCTTTCATACCATCTTCAGCGTTAAACAGAACCACTACCACTACATTGACCATAATTGGAAATGAATCCGGTGGAGGGGTAAGTATCCCTGTGACGGTCACTGTAACAACCTAACATTTATGGAGAACAACTTCAAAATATACCAGTCGTTTGACTCGGGAGACATCATTTCGGGAAAAAACAACACCATATCGAATGGATATTTTCCAGGGAATCAAGCCACCTTCTTGCAGTCTTTGCTTAGGACCGACACTGACCAGAAACAGCTCACCGGTTCAAACGGTACGTATGATGTTTTGAATGGGCTGTATTACACGAACGTATATGACAGTGCGGCATCCACGAAACAGTTACTTTTTTCCATATCATACGGTGATAAAAACGGTGGTGGAGTAAAAACAGGTTCTTTATTCAAAAACACCAAGGCCATATATTCTCAGTTTGCAAACACATTGCTTGGAATATCTGACGAAGATGGTCTGTTCAGTTTTAAGACGGGGAGTTCAACATCTAACACCTATATAACAAGCTCAGAAGTGTTTGTAATGGCGTTCTCTACCAATCTTATGAACGACCAGATAGATAAAGGTCAGTGGGCATTTGCTTTAAACGGTGCAAGTGGAAGTGCGAGTCTACATCTTGTGGACGAAACCGCACTACTTACACCGGCTGAGAAGAAGGAACAACGATTGGTCTATCAGATTGTTTCCGGAAGCTTTGATAGCGACGTAGGGAGAACCGTTGTATCCGGAGAATATCAGGGAATCGGACTCTTCTATCCTAAAAATGGAATCATGGTATTTAATGCAAAGAAACTCGCCACACTGGCCGGCTTTCACTACGATAACGGACTCACATCTACTTTCCACGTCGATAACAGTGTCAGATTCTACAATCAGATGGTCGCGGAGAGCAACCGGAATATGAGGGTGAGGAAGTCTGAGATAGTTCCTTCGACTCATTATTTCGTAAGGGTGAAGAATCAAGATTTCAATTTCTCCAATAACCCATCCTTTGTCTACCCAGAGAATATCTCGGGAAGTTTCAAGGGAGAAGTGATTGATGCGTTGGTTGAAGAACCGAAAACCTACGTAACAACGGTAGGTCTATATAACGAACAGAACGAATTGATAGCGGTGGCAAAACTAAGCCAGCCTACCAAGAAGGACTTTTCATCCGAATTGAGCTTTAGGATCCGATTGGATTTCTAATGGTATGATTTCCGCCCATTGGCGAAATCTTGGTTTTTATATCGACGTATAAAACTAGGTTCTTCATATTTATAAGAAATGATTAAGAATCTAAGTAAGGAAGATATTTCCGCTGCTCCATTTAACGTCTCAAAAACGTGGAGATCTCCAGGGAATTCCGTAAACTGTCTCTTAACCGATTCCAGCTACACGACCAGTTCCATCGGTGACAATCTTCCTGCGGGAATAAACTACACAGATTTCAGATCGGGATTGACTACTGCAAATTTCGTTTCAGGTTCGTTCAATTACTATGATAAGTCTTTCACGGAGACGAGTTTAAGCCTCAGATACTATCCGTATCCGGGAGACGTCTTCACTATAAGTGACGTGGAGGAATATAGGGTGGACGACTTTAATGTTGTTTTAGAAGAGAGCACGGATAAGTTCATCAATATCGCCGAGGGTGTGAAAGTAGAAAAATACGTCAGATTTTTGCCCATATCTTCTTCCAAAAACGTCGATGGAACGTATAAACGACTCGTCTACGACCAAATTAAGAATTCTTACTACAGTGACACGAAGGATCCGACAAAGGTTCTTGGGTTAGAGAACATAGACGTGTTCTTAGACAGGAGTAAGCGTTTTATAGGGAGCCAGATAAAGGTCGCCACGGTTCCACAGGCTTACTTCGGCGATACAATTCAAAAGAATTCCCTCCGAATAGAAGATAGTTCACAGGAACAATCAGTCACTCTTGTAGATGATGGAGACGGAAACGTGGTCACTAGCGGCAGCGTTTTTGAAAAAATAGTAAAGGATTCACTACACACGTCATCACTTCACCCGAATGTGGGATACTCTGTGGCGACCTCCGAGTTCTTTGCAGCTGTTGGGTGCCCATCTTTTGAATCCAACATAACTAAGACGGGCAGCGTGGACGTTTACGTAAAGGAGAGGCTTGTATCCGACAGATTCGTTTTTGACAGAACCTTCACGGTTAAGACCAGTTCCCTTGCTCACGTCGGTGCGGTCACGTCGATAACAAAGTCGGATTTCGGAGTTGCAGTTTCCATGTTTGAAAACCTATTAGCGGTTTCAACGACCGATTTGAGATGTTCTATCGGAGCGACTCCGAAAACGGCAAGCGGTTTTGTTTTACTCTATGATTTGAGTAACACGAGTTCTTCGGATCCAATTCAGGTAGTCACCCGTTCGTTGGGTTCAAATGAACAATCCCGTTCGTTCGGATATTCGGTATCCATGAACGACGACTATCTCGCCGTTGGCTCCCCGTTCAGTCAAGACGGTGGCCTTCGAGGGTCTGTGTATCTATTCAAGAGTTCCTCAAACGGATACGTTTACCAAACGTTCTTGACCGGAAGCGAGACATCCGATGTGTTTTTCGGTTCTACACTTGAAATAGACAAAGGGTTCAATAAAATTGTAGTCGGGAATGGTAGTCTGAACAACACCGCGTCTAAAGTTTATCTCTTTGAATCCTCCAGCACCGGATGGCAAGAAACCAAGAAGTTTTCTCCGACCAAAGAAGAAGAGGATCTATTTTTTGTTCCCGTTCTACCGTATTTTAATCAAAACAACACTATGGATGGATTCGGAAACTCCGTATCTATCTACTGTGCATCTGATACCGACGTGAAGGTGGCCATTGGTGCCCCTTATGACAGAAATATACTCGAATACAGCGGATCCCCTCATATGAGAAACGGTGCGGTATATGTTTTTGAAAAAAGATACTGCACTTTGAACGGATTTACAGGTTCCCATTGGAATGAAACCAGATTGTTCGGAGATGTGGATAACTTTCACTCGAACCGGTTTGGTCATGCTGTGAGCATCTACGGAGATACTCTGGCTATTTCCTCACCAAAGTATCTATCGGAATACACCTCCTCATACATAAAAAACACTTTAACAAACAGTCCGATAGATAATGAATTTTTTGATTACGACTACAATGGAATGTTGTATATTTATACTTCCTCTCTGAGTTCTAGTTGGGACATCTTAGCCAAGTATAAACCGAAAAAACTAAAAGGAGTGGGATATTACCTCTTCGCGAATGATGTAGAAATATTTGGCGATAACCTCATTACAGGTGATCCGATGCCACTATTAGACGCGGCGGTGGATGATATTGACTATTCGTTTTCAAATGAAAATGTGTCAGGAAGTTTCCACGGTGGGTTTCACATATTTGACCTATCTGATTTGGGCGTCGAACATCACATCGGAAATGTGTTTTACAGAACAGGTAAAATTGTTCTGACGTCCGACAGTAATACGTTCAGTTCGATGTTTGAAAGTGGTTTCAATGATGTGCCGATATACGATATAGCATACAAGAGTTCGGAGAAATTTTACGAAAAGGAAATCATTTGCACGGTTAATACCGGCGAATTTAACGTATCAACAAATCCAACATCTTATGAAGTGGCCTCGACGGTGACGGACTTAAATGGGAATGGAAGTTTTGATTTCAGCGACTGTGACTTCATTCTAAGGTCTATATACAAAAAGAACACAGGCAGCGAAGCTTGGTGGAATCTGTTCACATTCCTCAATCCTAACACTGTGGATGGTCAGTCGGAAGCAAGTGTTTTTCAATATCACGTTTCAAGCTCGTTTGAAAATAAAACGAGAGTTAGTTTGTTAACGGAAACCGTCCCGGCGGGGGTTTACGAGTATGTGACTGACACAATTTTTGAGCAGTTGGACATAAATTCTGACGGTAAAACCGACGAATTGGATATAAAAATCTTGTGGAAGTTCTTTATAGGTAAGTTGAATTCCGACAATATATCACCACTGTTGCGTTCAAAATCAATGTCGTCCGATTCCAGAAATACCTTCGACGGAATTATTAGATATTTGAATACGTTGACAGGTAGAGGTCAACCTAAAACGATAAAGTCTGAATTTTTGAGGGATATGACCGTGGATTCGTTCTCGACAGGATCAAATCTATCCCCTTATGTAACGACGGTTGGGTTATACAATGGATTGGACCTTGTCGCAGTTGCTAAACTCGGAACACCGATTAAGAATCAGGGTTACTTTCCTCTCAATTTTATTATCCGATTCGACATCTGATGTATATTTATAGAATATGGAACAGACTGACAGAAAATCTCTCGTGACGACTATGGAAGAACGATATGCCAAGGGAACCTGTGGCGGAGCGTTTGATGCCAAAGCAGCAGGAAAGGTGACTGCGGATGGATTTTCAAATGACTTCGCGGACGGATTTACCAAGGGTGGAAAAGACACTGGATTGCCTAAAAAGGAATCCATGTTCTTAAAAGGACACTCGAACAAGAAATACAAGGGCTAATTTTTATCTAACCCATGACCATATGTATTCCATATGGTTTTAGGATTAGACGCTTCTACTAGCACGGTCGGATGGGCATTCACCCAAGACTCGGTTATACACTCAGCGGGCTTCATAAACATAAAAAACTTCGACTCGTCAAAGGATAAGACTTTAGAAGTTATAGGTGTGCTGGAAGCACATCCATGTTTTTCAAAGATAGAAAAAATTCATCTGGAAGCAGCACTCAGCGGGTTTGCAGGTGGATTTACCTCCCAACAGGTCATAATAAAACTGTCCAGGTTCAATGCCGTATTTGAATACATCCTCTCTGAACGGTGGCATAAACCAATAAAATTGTGGAACGTCAATACGGCTAGAAAAAGTGTTCTAGGTAAATGCCGTGAGAAGGGTATAAAGTCGAAAGTTTTTGTAAAAATGTATCTTGAAAAAATTCACGACATCCACAAGTTTGACACCTTGAATAAAAAGGGAAACTGGGACGAAAAGAATTCCGATATGTATGACGCCATGGTTCTGGCGTTAGCAAAAGATAATTTAAATTGAGTGTTTTGGTGTTTCACCATAATGTAGATTGATGTTACTGGAAGAAAAAGTTTCTTTGCTTAACAAAGTGTTGAAACAAAAAGCGCGTATCAGAAAAGGAACTGATGCGGTGTATTTCTGTCCCAAATGTAAACACCACAAACGGAAATTGGAAGTGAATCTCAACACAGGAAAGTATAACTGTTGGGTATGCAGCTTTTCTGGATTAAATCTCATCACCCTTCTAAAAAAGATTGGTGCTCCACGAGAATACTTTGGTTTGTTGACTTCTTCTAACGCGTGGAATAGAACTCCGACCAATTCCGACGAGATGGTTTTGAATTTTGAAGAGTCTAAGCCAGATGTAAAGTCCGAAGTTGTTTTGCCGAAAGAGTATATCCCAATCAAAAATGTATCGAATTCAATCGAGTATAAAAATGCAGTGAGATACCTGTTGAATCGTCATGTGACTAAATTCGACATACTCAGATACCAAATAGGCTATTGTGAATCAGGCGAATTCTCTCATCGAATAATCGTCCCATCATACAACAAAGACGGATTTTTAGACTTTTTTGTAGGAAGAAGTTATTACGAATCGACGCTTAAATACAATAACTCTGTTGCTAGCAAAAATTTCATTGGGTTTGGCTCTCTGATAGATTTCAGTCAGGAAATAACTCTTGTTGAAGGAGTGTTTGATGCTTTCGCTGTCAGATATAACTGTATTCCTATGTTCGGAAAGACCTTATCGCGAGAGTTGAAATCAGAACTTCTATCCAATCCTCCACCGGTGGTGAATGTTCTACTAGACTCGGATGCAAGAAGAGAATCCGTGTCTATTATAGAATTTCTTTTAAAAAACAACATAAACACTCGATTTATAAATATTGGTGAAAAGGATCCATCTGTGTTAGGATTCTCGGGGACGTGGGATTTGATACGAAATTCTCCGTTGATGAATTTTGAAACTATGGTTTCGATGAAAATGAACTGAATGAATGTTACTAAACTAAACTGTGAGATAGAAGAGTTTGTGGGTGTATTGCACGTCGCTGACATTCACATTCGTCTGACTAAACGACACGACGAGTATTTAGGTGTATTCGAGAAACTTTACAAGGATGCTAAAATGCTTCCGAAGAACACTTGTATCGCCGTTCTCGGAGATTTGTTCCACTCCAAGTCTGATTTAAGTCCAGAGTGTGTGGGGCTTGCCAGTGAGTTCTTGAAAAATCTAGCAGACATTAGACCAACCGTTCTGATAGCCGGAAATCACGACGCGACGCTTTCTAACAAAAATAGATTGGATAGTCTAAGCCCTATAGTTAACGCATTGAATCACCCCAACTTGTTCTATTTCAGAGACACGGGGCTGTTTATATTGGGAGACATACTCTTTAACCATATGTCCGTGTTTGACGAAGCTGATAAATACATTCGTGTGGAGGATATACCGACCAAATATAGACGTGAAACAAGATATTTAATCGGATTGTTCCACGGACCTGTAGATAGGGCACTTACCGATGTAGGATATGCGGTCAGTAACCGAACCATAACCACTAAACTTTTCGACGGACACGACATAGTTCTCCTAGGCGACATCCACAAACATCAGGTGTTGAGGCCAGATGGAATTATCGTCAGTGAGGACGAGTTGGATTCGTATTTATCGACAGGTGATTACGAACTCGTGGGCCCCGTAACAGAAACTCTCGACAATATAACATGAAGAATTACATAATACGTAAGAAGAATCCTCTGGCAGTCTATTGCGGATCTCTCATTCAACAGAACCACGGAGAAGACCTAAAGGGTCATGGATATGTGATATGGAATCTTAAAAGTAAAGCATTCCGGCAGCTCGACATAGATAACGCCTGTGGATTTTATACCATCGACGTGAAGCGAGGAGTGTTGTCTACAGATGTAAGCGACATACCATCGAAAGTCCGGTTGAGAGTCAGGTGTTTTGAAACCATCGCATCCGAAGTGAAGCTTGTGGTATCAGAAATACGGAAGTTGACGGAGATTATTGAGATAACCTATGTCCGTGTGGATAGTGAACAGTCGTTGAACAAAAGTTCTCTCACCACTAAAGAACTCAACCTCAGCGACTTGTCAGATGTGGAGTATCAGAACAAGTTGATTAAGGACTTTTTGGTAAGAAAATCTATTGGAACAACCATACCGGACACGGTGATGACGAGGATATTTGAGATAAATGAGACATACAATCAATCCATTGATAGGGACAAGATTGTAAGAAACATTAGATGGAAACCTAAAAAGTTTGAATTCAGCAATATGTTCAGTTACGGAGAAAATAACGTAATAGATTTCTCGGACATGAAGGACGTCATCGGTGTGTTTGCCGTTAATGCAAGTGGAAAATCATCCATTCTTTCCGCGTTGAGCTTCTGTATCTTCGATAAGTGTGACAGAGCATTTAAAGCATCTCATGTTTTAAATTCTCAGAAAATGTCTTTTTACTGTAAGTTCAACTTCGAGATAGAAAATGTAAATTACTATATCGAGAGGTCTGGAAAATCAGATAAAAAGGGGAACGTAAAGGTGGATGTGAAATTCTGGAAAGAGGAAGATGGGAAGGTTGTTGAACTTAACGGTGAAGCTAGAAGAAGCACTAACGACCTCATAAGAGACTATCTTGGAACGTATGACGATTTCATACTGACCGTTTTGTCCATACAGAACAATAAGTTGGGAACGTTTGTTGATATGGGTCAGACGGAGAGGAAGGATTTGTTGTCACAGTTCATGGGTTTGAATCTATTCGACGAACTCGCAGGCCCGGCAGGCGAGAAACTAAAAGAACTTGAGACGGAAGCGAAGTTTATTCAAAAGAACGAGTCCACCGAAGATTTACGTGACGTGAACGCAAAAATTGGATTGTTCACGGATCAGGTCGCAGTGTTGTCCGAAGAACGGAAGTCTCTGACACACGAGAAGGATTCCATGAACTCGGAGATAATTTCATTGACCGAGAAGTTGATAAAATTTGATGAAGAGGTATCGACTGACATAGCCGGATTGAGAAAGCGTAAGGTTGAGTTGGAACACTCAATATCTACTTTGGAGGATAATATCGTAGATATTGAATCCGAACTAACGTCGATTAAATCTGACGTTGCTTCCACCGAAGGGGAAATAGCTCGTCTCAAGTCGTCCGGCGTAGAGGCTGCATTTGAAGAACTTTCTTCAATCAAGAAGTCTTTGATTTCTAAAAAACACGAGATAGATAAGAAGAAGATATTTGTTGACGGAAAGTTAGACAAACTTAAAAGGTTAGATAAACATGAGTATGACCCAAATTGTAAGTTCTGTGTAAATAACGATTTCGTCAAAGACGCATTGGATGCCAAACTTTCCCTTGAAGGAGATAAGGTGGTTGTAGGGGGTTTGTTACAAGAGTATGCATCAATCGAAGCCACGATTGCATCGAAAGCATCAGTGGAGGACGATTACCGTGAGTATACTAAACTTTTGCCCAAGTTAGCTTTATTGGAAAAGTCTTTGGCTACAAAGAATAAACAATCCATGACTGCACAGAACAAGGTTGTGGTTGACCGTAACTCACTTAAAGAGGTGGACGTTATGATTTCTAGGTATTTGAAACAAGAAGCAGCCATAGAGTCGAATTTGAAAATCGAAAGTTTGAGAGAGTCTCTCACGCGGAAGATATTGATGACGGATAGAAGGCTTCTCGAAAAGAGTGACCTCCTATCGGAGATTACCGGAAAAATCGGAGTGCTCACGTCTGAGAAAGAGAAACGTGAGAAGAATGCCTTGTTGCTTAAATCGGTAGAGTTAGAAATACAAGCATACGGTCACTATGTTTCATCTGTTTCAAGGGATGGAATTCCATTCGAGTTAATATCACAGGCCGTGCCTATCATAGAGAAGGAAGTCAATACGATATTAAGTCAAATCGTCGAATTCGGTGTGAACATTCAGACCGACGGTAGAAACGTCGTGACGAACATAGTTTACAATGACAAATCTTGGCCGCTGGAACTAGCAAGCGGACTTGAGAAGTTTTTGACATCGTTAGTCATAAGGGTGGCTCTAATAAACATTTCAAACCTACCTAGACCGAATTTCATAGCCATAGACGAGGGTTTCGGTTGTGCTGATGCAGATAATCTCGCATCCATGAACTCCCTATTTTCAATATTGAAGTCGAATTTCGATTTTATGCTTATAATAAGCCACCTTGACTCCATGAAGGACATGGTGGACCACACTATAGAGATAAAAAAAGAAAATGGATTCTCTAAGATAACCGTCTGATTCCTCTATTTATTAGGCATGCATCGTAGTGCGAACGCTAGGCGTCGTCTAAATTTAGCAAACAGTAGAGCCGATATAGAAGATCAATCCTATAGATCGGAGTATTTCGTTGTATCTGGCCTACAATCCTCATTTACTGCTGGAAAGAACCACTTTACTATAAATGGTTCACCTCTATTAAAAAAGAACTCGGGAATTTCATTGGAAATACTGGATTCTTCGGGGACCCCACTCTTCTACGAAACAGGAAAATCCGGTTACGAAAGTTATGTGGAAACCACGGATTTAGTTGTTTCTGCCCACGTATTCGACACCACAACCGCTGGGTTTGGAACCATGACTCTCATGGGAACAACGATTGATGGAAAGTCGGTTAAGTGGAGTTCTACGATTAAAATAGATCCGACCGTAGACAATTCCGACCGGGTTATCTTCTTTGAAAGGCCCACGATGGAGACGACTCCGTTCCTATCTTACGTCTTAAACGAGGGGTGGACAACCACGGCTCAGGAATCCGCAACTATATCAGGAAGCATTAAGTGTAACGCATTTTTCCCATCGGTGTTTACAGATGTAAATACCTTAAATGCTAGAAAATCGGACATAGATTACCGACTTTCTTATACAAACCCTACAGACCCGACTTTGACGTTGTTTAGTCGTGAAAACGGCCAGTCCGCGTTGACTCTATACATATCGGAGATCTCAGTTTTGGATGGAAACTCTCTAAGGAATGTTGTTGTAGACATAACTCAATCTGCAAGAGTAAAATCCGTATTAAACTCATCGACGATTAATCTTGAGAGCCCAATAACCTATGTTACTAATAATGTAAGACAGGTTGTTCCGGTGGTATCTGGTTCATTTGTCCAGAGGTTTTTCGCCACTTCATATATAACCTCATCTGGACTTATACCGGACGGAAATCCTGATGGTGTTCCTGACCCCAACGTGTTTTTACAGAAACCGGTTGGAGCGTCCTACGCTTTTTTAAGAGAACCGTTCTTGGACATAACTTATAGAAACCTAAAGACTCTTACAGGAAAATTACATCGCCACAAAGTCTATAGACGCAGTTTGAACAAAGCATCTGAATTTGAGTGTGTTTCTGACGAACCTCTTCTTGAGACGGAGACGTTGTTTGACACTTCTACAGCAAACCGAGCCTTTGCTAGAATCGGAGAGTTCTATAATCTGGACCACATAAGCCGATATTACTACACAAGTTCGCAGGAATTGTCTATCCAACAGAGTTCTGTAGACGTTTTAAATTCGATGATACTGTCTTCGACCGTGGAAAACCCGAACGGGTCTGAGTATGTGATTATTAAAAATGACACCTCTCTGCTCACAATTTCCTCTTCAAAAGAAAAATACGTAAACTACGTGGTTGAACAGGATTTGATAAAGAGCGGTTCGGCGTATGATTCAAATTTCATTACGTTGTATAAAGGGTCGGATTACCTAATATCGGCCGATGTGGACATGATTAAATTGGACACCACCAAAGCCTCCAGTTTGATGTTTTTCTTCACAGGCTCCCATAACACAGCAAGTTCTCAATCGGAACCGACCTTCTTTACAAACCGTGGAATAAAACTTCACGAGTATGTTCTTCCTGTGGGTAAGGATAGAGCTGCATTTTCTGGAAATCATTTTGGAAAAATAATATCATTCGCCAACGACTGTAAAGGGACCCTCGTGATTGTTCCTGTGAATCTAAGAACCACGAGAATTTCCGACCTTTCTCTTAGAACCTTCGCGGAGTTTGGTTTTTCTCCGGATGTATTCTCCACGAGAATATTTTTTCCAGTAACAATAAAAAACGAACAATTTGAAATACGTTCAGAGTTCTTCGACATAAACAGCAAGTCTATTTTTTCGGAATTACAAGGAATAGTGAATATAGACCGGGAGGGAGAGACGCTTTTCAAGAATATAACAAACTATCTTATAACCGATTCGGAGACGATTCGTTCTGTGATTTCGTCCGGGTCTTTGACGATTTCTTCATCACGAGTCGCGGGCGGGCAGGGATATGACTCTGCCACAAACCGCGCCGCGTTGTCAGTCGTAGAAAGTTTTGTAGTTCAGAGCGGAAGCGCAAATGACAGATTTCCGTTCTTCATAGCAGAGTTTGGTCCTGGAAATACAGGCCCCACCGTGAGGGTGAGTGGTAGCTTAAAGTTGACCGGATCCATGTATGTTATGGGTGCTGACGAACGGTTATACGCCACATCAAGTTGGGCCGTGAGTTCTAGTTACGCAGTGTCATCTAGTTGGGCTATAAGTTCCAGTTACGCCTACAAAGCAAGCAGTTCTCTATCGTCCAGCACCGCCGAGTCGTCGTTGTCTTCAAGTTGGGCTATAAGTTCCAGTTACGCCTACAAAGCAAGCAGTTCGTTGTCGGCAAGTGGTGCTGATTCCTCATTGTCATCTAGTTGGGCTGTGAGTTCCAGTTACGCCTACAAAGCAAGCAGTTCTCTATCGTCCAGCACCGCCGAGTCGTCGTTGTCTTCAAGTTGGGCTATAAGTTCCAGTTACGCCTACAAAGCAAGCAGTTCGTTGTCGGCAAGTG